TGGATTTGTGTGAAGCGATTGGCTCAAAAGCAACCAGTCAACATGCAAAAGGAGAAGCGGCGGACATAGAAATAGCAGGCATAAGCAATGCAGACCTTGCCGTGTTTATCAAAGATAATCTTTCTTTCGATCAACTTATTTTAGAATGTTACGATCAAGCAAAAGGTCCCAGCTCTGGTTGGGTGCATGTATCTTTTGTAGGGCAACCAGAAAACAGATTAGATGTGTTAACTTACGATAGGTCAAATGGATATAGGAAGGGTTGCTTTTG